GTGCCGTCGTAAACCAGGATGTCATTATTAGCCAGTGATGTGACGTAGACGTCTGACAACTGGCTGACCAGAGGCTCGGCCTGCACGCGCACGAACACAGAGCCAGACCCACCCGTTGCCGCGTTGACTACAGCAGCAACCACGATGTGCGGAATTGGGGCCAGCGGTTGCGTCTTGGTAAGGCCGCCGGCGAATGACGGGTTGTAGTAGAGGATGTCACCGTCGGCCCAGGTCTCGCCATAGGGCGCGCCGGAAGTGTTGAAGCCTCGTACCAGCCCGAAACTGGACACCAACCCAAAGTCATTGTTGGCAATGCTCTCTGCCGCCACACCCATAATCAACTGACCATTGGTGACGCCAGTAGCCGGCTTGCCTTGCAACACACCCGATGAGCCCACGGCACCGTCGAACATGATCAACTGACCCTTGGTGATCGTGGCCGATGCCTTGATGTAGTAGTACTGACTTTCACCAACAGGTTGATTGACGTTAGCCGTCATCTGGATGCCTAACGTCGTACCTCCGTCCCACGCCACAGTACCTATGTCAGTTGGTACGTGCTCAGGCGTCGTATCAAATACAGTCCACGGTAGGTTGGCTTGTTGCAGCGCAGCAAACGTACCTAGCTCTTGTCTGGGAAGTGTCTGCAACTCCTGCAGGACAAAAGATACATCACACTCTTTGCTAGGGAGTGTCTGCAACTCCTGCAGGACAAAAGATACATCACACTCTTTGCTAGGGAGTGTCTGCAACTCTTGCAGGGCAGCAGAATCATCACACTCTTTGCGAGGTAGCGTCTGCAACTCTTGCAAGGCAGCTAGTAGCGCGGCAGACAGGGACGTTAGAGCGCTGATAGCGCTTGGACCAACGTCATCCTGCGCTTCCGAATTGGCTACAGTATTTCGCAACTGATCAAACCACGCAAGCCACGCAGTAGTCAGTCCACCCTGTGGAGTAGATATAGGGATCTGTAGCGGGGGTGGGCTAATCATCTCCGCCCTCAATGTCTACACTGCCGGAAGCTAGCACAAACTTGACAGGGTCCGTCAGCGTCACTTCTACAACAAAGTCCCGTGCCGAGCCCAACCTGCGCAGAACAACACGAGTATTGAACTCACCCAGCTTGCCCAGAGGCACCCAGCGCTCATTGCCAAAAATGTGTCCCCCGTTGCGGGAAACACGCAACATCACTTGTGGGTCAACGCCCGGTGTGGGCACTGTGCCACTGAGACCAACGCCAGTCTCAAAATCAAGGAAAAGCTCAGAGATTGTAAACTCATTCCCCTGATTACGAACGTGGCGTGTGACAACCTGCCGCTTAATGGCGGTGCCATTATCCGTGTAGGTGTCTATGCTCAGCTCGTAGATACGGCCCGTTGTCTCATCTGTAACGTAGTTGCGACCATTAAACGTCACCCCGTACTGCGCAAAGTGGCGGGCTGTCTCTGCTACGCCAGTCTGTGCTTCGTGCCAAATGGCAGTCTTTGTATCGTAGGCAAATGACCTATTCTCTGTGGGGAATGTGATCTGGTAGAGGGGGTGTCCGTACGCACTGTAGGTGAACGCCACCGCATCGTCCACACGGCTGAACGACGAGAACAACGTGTTGAGGTCAGAGTCGCTAACTTCCTCAGGAATAAAACCATTTAACCTAATTACCGAGATACCACCATCCGGCGCATAGCCGAGGAAGATGTAGGTGTTGCTCACCTCAACAGTAGAAAGGTCAGCAGCCAGACCCCAGCTCTGCGTAGCACCGTTGATGCGCTGATAGGGCAGGGGCAGTGAACCTACATCCTGCCAAAACTCAATGGACTGCTGACCCCACAGCACCAACCCACCGTTCAAATTGCCTACGCGCACCAGTAGGTCGCTGCTATTTTCCTTGGTGCCGGTAATGGGCAGCGAGCCGAGGTAAGTCCAGTTTAGTCCATCCAACAGCGCACTGACGTAAAACTCCCGCGTGTTGGGCTTGTTGACGACAAAGCGCCCATTGAGGAAAATTACGGAAGATGCCCCAACGGGGAAGAACGTGGACGTGATGGCGGTAAGCGTACCGGACGCCACCGTATAGACGTAGCCCGTGCCGCCCGTGACAATGATTAGCTGGATGCTGTTGTCTGCAATCTCAACGTGCCCGCTGCCAACAGAAATTCCAGCAGCTAGTGCTGTGTACACCCCTGCTGGAGTCACAGAATACAACGTGTCACCTGCCACCACATACATGGTAGTGCCGATTACATGCCACCCCCGCACGGGGGACTTGGGCAGCGTAGCCCACACCGTGCTACCCGGCGTGCCCAGCAGCACCACAGCGGAACGGTCTTGGTCTTTGCGAATATCGTAAAGACAGTTCACCCGCCGCTGGCGGGTTACGATGTCCGATATTGCGCGGATACCAGTACCGAACAGCGGTATGGTACGCACTCTAGTCTTCCCCAGGCTGGAAGTACATTGTGGAGCGCTCTGCGTCGCCCTGCCGCGCAATCAACAACGCGGTGTTCTTCAGCCCCTCCATCTTAGGAGACCACTGAGCCTTGAACATGGGGGCAATCTGCTCGCTCAAGCCCCAGCACAGCGCCAAATACCACTCCTGCGGATAGTATGGGCTATCCGCGTTCGTAGTCATGTCCTGAATAGGCTCTTGATACGTGATGACGATGTGGCTGCGCGTGTCTCCAGCACTACCAACGTCTGTGTACAGTCTGGAAGTTCCAAGACCACGCTCAAAGTAGATGGCGGTTGGGTCGCCCGAGTACAGGGGATCTGCCTTGTTGGGCAGGTAGTCATAGTCCTGTACCGTCATGAGGTCCAGGGGGGTGTCCGTATTATTGATGTCGCGCAGGATGGCAGTTTCAACATCTTTTGGATTTTGAGCCGCCACACTGTAGAAAAACACCGGGTTGCCGCTGGCCGCGCTGCTGGGGAGTGCGACAGTCAAGTTGACGGTGGTGCCCACCACACTGCTCACTCCGGAGTAGTACAGGGCACCGCTGTCCAGATACAGAGCGATTGTGCTTGCTGTGGAAATGCCCGTGGCGCTGGCAACAACAATCGCTGTAGCGGCTGCCGCAGCCGACGCAGTAGTCGTGGTGCTGCTAAGGTCATTGGTCCAACCCTGCGTGCTGGGGCCGATGGTGTACGTACCCGTACTGTTGCTGAGCAGCAAGTGCCCCCGCTTGCGCGTCCACACCTTGAGTCCGGGAGCAAAGTCAGTTTTCCCCATCCACTGCTTGCACATCATGTTGAGCATGAGTGTGCAGTCGCTCATCTCGTCAGCGGTGGGCTGCTCAGCGGGGTCCAGCTTGCCGATGTTCAGCATAGCTTGCCGCACTATCTCATACTTTGTGACTCCAAAGGAGTAGGTGCCGCTAGTCGCCATGGGGTTACGCCGCTTCTCGTTTTGCCGTTACGCAGTCACGCAGCACATTGTACACGGCACCCCAGGCTTGACCAATCGTGATGTCCTTTTGGCACTGTGCGGTGCCGCTTTCGTCATCACGGGTGCAAGCTGTCCAGTTGTAGTGCAGCAGATGGCATGCTGGGGCCGCATTGGCACCCCGGCCCGCGCACGTGGTGTTTTCGCTCCACAGGGGAATGGTGTTGACCCAGTCACGTGTCAGGTTCTCATGCGTGCTGTGGGACAGGAACACCACCTTTGCCATTGGCTCGCAAGCCATAGCGTTCATCACTCCGGTCTCGGGGCCGATAACTAGGTCAGCCTCTTGACAGAAGCTGAGAGTCTCACGGATAGACCAAACACCAGACTTTTTGAGGATGCGCTGCTCATTCTCCCAGCCAGCTTCCAGCAGTACGCAGTCAGGTCCCCCGGTGAGCACTATGCGTGCGGTGGGGAACTCTACAAGAATACTAGCCAGCACGTTGTCTAAGCCAGCCCAGGTCTTGTGCACGCTGCTCCCGGCCAAAGACCACACCACCACCGGCCCCTCACCCAGCTTGGCACGCTCTCGCTTGGCCCACTTAACCTCATCAGCAGTGGGGTAAAAGTGTGAGTCCAGAACGTACGGAATTTCTGCAATCGCGTGCTGAAACTCTACGTAGTTTCTGTTCATCAAACTGTGGCGAACTTGGGGCGGGTACAGTGCCACCGTGCGGCCCTGCATGCCGAGCAGCGTACCCTCCACAGATTCGCTGAGGTTCACCCACTTGTCAAACTTCTTTTTCTGCCAGTTCCAGAAGTCTATCAAGTTACCGTTGGGCACTTGGTCCTTGTCAAAGAGCACCAAGTTGTCGATGTTGGGGTCGTGCAGTACAACATCAGCCCCCGGCAAGCTGGAGAACAGAGTGACGTGATAGCCCTGCGCCTTGAGCCCAGCCCACACGCTGCTGGCCTGCATAAGATCGCCAAAAGCGCCGTAGCGCACCACACAAGCAGTCTTTGCAGGCTTGTCGTTCTTGTAGCTGAATCTGTGCGTGTATTTGTTGCTCACCACTTCACCTTATCTGCCCAATATGCCGGAGACTCTTTACCCTTGGCAATGTTCTTAGCGTGCCGAGCCTTGAATGACTCACGTCGCTTGCGCTCGGCCTCAGACTCGCCCTCTTTCTTTGGGCTGCCGCTAACGCCCTGCTGCCCAAAGCGAATGACCTTCTCTTTTCCGTCCCAGCACGCCTTTACAACGTGGCTCTTGGTGGGGTGCCCC